ATAGTCTGCAGGATTTACGATACCAGCATTATCTTCATGCTTGTTAATTAAGTTACTCCATCTTTCAAATGCAGTTCTGATATTGAAGTCAATATCATTAATAACAGTGATAGTCCAAGGAGCATATGTCCTAGTGCCAGCAATTTTTAACTGCCTTCCTCTAAATGGAACTTCGATGTTAGTAAGTGTTGATGCAGGTAGTTGTGCTGCTTTTACTAAAAATCTTACCTTATCTGAAAGGTCATCCTTACTAGTTGTGGTTGGAACTGCATCATCTGGGAAATACATCTCGCACTCAAATAAATTAGGACGAGCACCACCACCAACCATTCTACCCTTGAATGCGTCAAGGGTACGATCTTTAGTTGCAGGAATGTTTAGGTTTGCCATTAACTTTTTCCTCTATTGATTAAATTAAACGTTTCCAACGACTTCTTCAAAACTTACTCCTGTGCGTGTAGCAACAAATGTAAGTCCGATAAAGTTGATTGATCTGACTGGTTTGATAAAGATATCTGCTCTAAATTGATTAGAGTCGATAATATCAGGTGTGTTGTTTGATTCATCGCAAACAACTACGAAATCTGTGATACCTCTCTTCGCTTTTATATCACGAAGGAAAGGTTCAACGATGTTCAAGAAATTGGATCTTGTAATTACATCATTAAATTCAAAGAGTTGTGCTCTCGCTGCTCTTTCAATTGTAGATTCGACTGTCAAGAATAAACGACGAACATTTATTCTATCAAATGCTGATGCTACTCCAAGACCAGTTTTGTCACCAAATAAGATGATACCTGAACCTGGTTGGAATACAACTGGGTTGATTCTCTTAGGATAGAGTAAGTCTCTTTGTGCTTGTGATGGATTGAATGCGAGTTTAACCGCACCATTGATTGCTCCTCTTGATGCACCAGCAGGTGAGAACCAAGAGAATTGGTTGATAGATGTTCTTGCCATCAATCCAGCCATATCACCATTTAATGGGATATATCTGAACTCATTGTTAAATCTATCAAACATATACTTATAACCACTATCAAATACTGCATAAGATGAAGAAGGTAGTGGATCAAAGAAGTCAATTATATTTTCTGTTTGTGTATCTGAACTACTTACGTTCACGACACCTGTTCTCCAAGGAGATATACAAGCAATACAATCTTTTCTTGTATTTGCAAGATCTATAAGTTTTCTTGCTTTTGCTTGTGCTTCTGCATTTGAAGTTCCAGATGATGGTCCCTGAATCAAGAAGTTGATTGAATATTCTGCTTGATTAGCAAAGTTGTCGTATGCACTAATCACATCTCCGAGTGATGCACCATATCCACCAGAACCAGAGTAGTTCTCACCACCTGCTAATGTGTATGTGCTAACTCCGATACCCGCAAAAACAACTCCCTGTGCATTAGAACCAACGTTACCTGTTCCTGATAATGCCCAGTTTGTACTACCTGCTGTTGCAGTTAGTCCTGTTGCTGTTCCTGCATCAAATGCACCAGCGTAAACGTTACTGGAAACTCTTGAAAGATAATCTTTGTAGTAAACTGCTTCTGATGGAGAAATCTTACCGTCTTTTGCTTTTGAAAGTGACAGGTGTTTCTCAACAATGTTACCAGCAACTCCAGTAACACTTCCTGTATCATCAACAACTACAACATGAACTTCATCGTTGTTACCTGATCTTCCTTGTGCAAACTCAGATGTTGCAGGTCTTTCTGCTATTGATTTCCAAAATACAGTTGAGTTTGTAAGTCCTAGTGTTTGCTGATCATACCAATCAGTAGGTGTTACAGTATTGAATGTTGCGTTTGTTGCACTCGCTGTAGTAACAACTTTAACTGGATATGTAACAGATGATGCTCCTGCTCTGGCAAACTTAAATGTTGTCATCGCACCAGCAGTCGAAATTCCTGAGATTGCTTTATCAACAGAAACTGTGCTAACTCCAATTCCAATAACTGTAGTTCCTGTAGAAACCACACTTGCTCCAGCAGATTTAGAAACTACATCACCCAATTGAATGTTTGCTGTTGCAATACCACTGATTGATGCATCAAATGCTTCATTTATTACACCAGTTACAGTACTGATGAAATAGGATGCTTCTGTAGTTACAACAGGTGCAATGAATGCTGATGTGCCTCCTTGCTTGTATGTTGCTCCAGTGGATACATTTGTTGAAGATACTTTATCAGTTATCTTAACATCTATTGTATTGTTTGTTGTATCAACTGCTGTGATAACACCTCTCAAGAATCCTGATGCTGATGATGTAGTTCCAGAACCAACTTCTAGTCTTCCATCAACTGCTTGTGTTACACCTAAACCAACCATTCCAGCGGTTACTCCAGAACCAACTGATAATCTTTGGTCAGCAAAAGCATCAATTACACATACTTTTAAATCGTTTAAGCATCTGCCAGGATACTTTGCAGCATAATTAAAACTTGTTGCTGTTGAATACGTATTTACGTAATCTTCGTAATTTTTTATCTTTAACGTGGCACTTTTGTCGTTGGCGTTATTTAAGTTGCTGTTATCTGATCTAACAACTCTTAAAACACCACCGTAAGATAAGTAAGACGATGCACTCATCCAATACTCGTACTGAGCATCATCTTCCTTTGGTTCTCCAAATGTAGCGAGTAAATCCTGTTCTGTTTCAATAAGTGTTGGTACATCAACGGGTCCCTTTTCAAAAGGACCAGCAATTGCACCTACCTGATCATTGATAGCATCTACTCTGCCAATAGTCAAATCAACTTCTCTTACCTTTGTGCCAGGAGATACTAAGTTAAGTGACATGTCTTTCCCCTCTAACTGGTTTCAAATTTTTAACTAATAATATTTATAAATCGCTTTTCCTTACATGCATTATTACATGTACTCCCACATATATTGCATACCACCACCTTTATCTCCATATTCATCTGTGTGCCATCTGTCTCCTTCATCATCTACAAAAGATGTTTCCTCAGATACACCATCAGATATAAACCCAAACGGTGCCATGTCTTGTTCTATTTGATTCTTTTGGTCTTCATATAATCTTTTACGAACATCTTGATCTGTAAGTTCTTTAAAGTAATCCTGTGCAACCAACCATGCATATATCACCAAACACATGGCAAGGTCATCATTACATCCCTCCTCTGCCTCAAATGAATTACTTTTAGATATGAATGTAGTGAGTTCTGATAAGATTTCATAATCTTTGAATATTACTTTATCTGCTTCAACCATTGTCTTTAGATTTAATGCACCAACTTTCTTGACTGTCTTGGACATCTTAACTCCAAGTTGAGTCTTCTTTCCACTAAACCCTTGTCCTACAACTTGTCCTGCTCTACCTCTCATTGAACACATCAAAAGGTTTTCATACTCTAAATCAAAGTTAAGTATTGATGCAACCTGATCACCAATATCATTTACCTCACATAAAATAAATGCTTGATTATATCCTCTACAGGTTTCATATATGATATTTGGGAATAACATTGGTTTAATTTCATTATTTCGATACTTAGCAACTACCTTATGAGGGAAAGAAGTAATATCTACAATTACAAAAGTTGAATAGTCCTCACCCACACCACGAGCAACGTCAACTGTACAAAGATAATCATTTCCCGCTATAGGTCCTTCATATATGTCTAATCCACCATTTGATGTAAATGGTTTTTCATATACTAGTGCTTTTAACTTTGCTGGATTGATTAGTGTTCCAACTGATCCTAAGAACTGACACTCAAACTCAACTCGAAACTGTGATTCAGAAGTATTCTTAATCGTTTGTTCTTTCCATGCATCATCACGACCTGGAACTTCTGACCAATGAACCTCGGTAGTTACATAATCATTATCACCTTTTTCTGCATCATTCCACATACGGTAGAAGTGATTCATACCTTTAGGTGTAGATACAATTATAATTTTTGTTGATTTACCAGATGATATAGTAGGATATACTGAACTAAAGAAGTCATCTGCAATATGATTAGGTACAAAAGCAAATTCATCTAAGAATATAATGTTGAATGACATACCTCGAACTGCTGCAGCAGATGTAGATGCTGCCATGATCTTAGAACCATTCTCTAATTCTAAACTTCCTTTATTCCATACAAGAATACCTTGTTGCATCCAATTAGGTAAATTCTCATATGCAGTTTGCAATCTACCTAGTAAATCTCTTGCAGTCTGTGCTTTGTTTGCAAGAATACCAATATTAACACTATCATTAAAGATAGCATAGTGTAATAAGTATGATACAGATGTCGTAGACTTACCAGTCTGACGAGGCATCATGCATATATTAAATCTATTATCATGAAATCTTTTTATTAACTTCTCTTGAAACGGCCACATATTAAAACCAACAAGACCTTCATCAACGTTAATAATCTTGATATAATTTTTTGCGAAATATACAGGATCTTCTTTACACTTGATAAATTCAGCAATTTGCTCCTGACTGAATTCAATCGAAGTATTTGCTTTTTTTAGATTAGGATTTCCAAGATATACATTACTAGACATAATAAATTAACAGTTCCACTTACGAAGTGATTTATTTATTCTACTATCTGGATCTCTCGCTGTCTTTGCACTTGTTAATTTTTTCTTCATTCCTTTCATTCTAGAACAGAATGACTTTCTTCTACTTGCTGATTTAGATCCTTTCTTTAACTTAGATGGTTCTGTTGTAACAGCAGTCTTAAGTTTAGATCCAGGATTTGCTGCACGATATGATGCAACTCCCTTTGCATTTAATCCACCAGACTCACTTTTACCTGCCTTTCTCTGCCATGCAGGACTCTTTGCTTCATCTATTTTTTTATTTTTAAAAGGAGATTTACCTGGCAAATATGGACTCTGAGGTTTTTGATTTGGATCAGGTTTCTTTCTAGGATCTTTATCTGGAGCTGGTAAAGGGCTTGCTTCATCTATCGTATTCTTTCTGACATACTCTTTTCCACCAGCTCCTATGTCAGTGACCTTAACTCCGATTTTTGTAGATGGGTTAAGTTTAACTTTGACCACTGGTTTCTTTGCCTCTTCAACATAACCTAGTTCAGACCTCCAATCCTCTTTTTTCATTTTTCTTTTAACCATATCACCTTCTTTCTTTTTAGTCTTTGCAATAGCAATCGCTGCCTGTTGTGCAGGATTTACAGAATAACCCTCTTTATATGGTTGTACTCTAGTTTTACCAAGAATATATTTTGGATCATTCTTCATTGCTGCTTGTGCATCTAATTCATCATTTTTATTCACATTTATAATTGTCTTTCCACCTTTTTTAGTTTTAGTATGAGATATCTTACCCATACCCTCTTCTAACTTCTTTGTTGCTTTCTGGATACCAGAGTATCTTTTACCAACCTTTTTCATATCATTCTCAACTGCTGCACCTGCCATACTAGCAGAAGACTTTCTAACATAACTTCCTAATGTTTTCTTATTAAGTTCAGTTATATTAGAAGAAGAATTGACCTCTACCTCTTCCTTTTTAACACTACCAACAGGTTTGCAGTTAGGAACCATCTTACCACCCTTTTTCTTCATACCATATGCTTTATATCCATCCCAACACTTCTCTTGGAACTGTGTATACTCAACTCCCTCTGACTTATTGCCATAATTAGCAGCACCCTTTTTGCGACACTGAACTAATCTACCAGATGCATATGCTGAAGGCCAAACTTTTGCACTTGCTTTTATTTTATGATAACAAGCATCTTTCTTACCGCTACCCTTTCCTTTCTTATCTTTTACTTCAAGAACTAATTCTTCATTCTTCCAATCAGAATATATGGACTCCTTTTTCATTTCCTTTTTACCATAAGTTATGCAAGGATCTTTACCACATCCACAATTTCTTGGTTTCTTTTCTTCTGTATGCATATCTTTGATGTGCTTTCTGACTCGATTAGCTTGACCTTTATGCATTTTACTTGCACCGTCTAATTCTTTTGCAATCTTTTTAAGATCTTTAGATTCATTCATTTTCTTTTTCTTTTTGTCAGTTGCAACGTAAGTTGGTTTTGCAGCACCAGTTTTGGACTGCTGATTTGGATCTGCCTTCTTTTTTCTTCTAGCAGCAGACTTTCTTTCTGCCTTAGTCATACTCGCCCGTTTTGAAGATGACACACATTTAGGTGTACCTTCACCTGGTTCATCACTAGCACAAGTTCCACCTGTAACTACGTTGACCCATCCACCTTTTCCGTCCTTAGATTTAGAACCCTTG